GATCTGGTCCACGAAAACCGCAGAAAATCACTTGAGAATCACTCTCAATAAGGTTGCCCCAATGGGGTCAAGGGTTTTCAGGAAAGGGCAGGCTAAATTGATGAGATTAATTCTCAATAAGGCAAAGCAGGGGAATTCTGGAATTTTTTTTGCGTAGGAAATAACTGACAAGAAACGGTTGGTATGGCTAACTGCCAACTAAGCAATGAGCATTTTGCAACCGGGTTGCAACTGACTGGTTAGGCTGGTTGCAATGACAATTCTCAACTCGACCAAGGGCTCTGAGTTAATCAGGCAAGAGACAGGCCGCCCTTGTACTAGGCAAAACCTTGAGAAATTATGCAATGGCGGGAGGCTGCCCAAGAGTTGCTTGTCGTTGAAACCGTTGCGGGTTGACGGGGATTTGTTGGTGGCTGAGTTCCTGGCCAATGTGGATGTGAGGCAGGCCAACACGATCAACCCAGGGCCAGCAAAGACAAAGCGTATGGAGGTTGAAGCAGTCTCTAGACCTGTCCCGATACCTGTCAGGCGAAGCAGTGCGGAGGTGCCGGACTACAACGAAAGCAGGGCAAGACACGAATACGAAAAGGCAAATCTGGCTGAGTTGGTGCGATTGGAAAAGGAAGCGTTGTTGCTGCCAAGGGATGAAGTGGAACGGGCATGGGCTGACAGCGTGACGATTGCCAAGACCAAGCTGTTGGCGGTTCCTACCAGGGCAAAGCAACGCATCCCCCACTTAACGCTTGAGGAAATTGAGATTTTGACAATGCTGCAACGTGAAGCGCTGGAGGAATTGTCAAGTGAAGGCTGAGCAACTGAAGAGCGAGATTCTGGGGCTGTGGAAACCACCCCCACGTTTGACCCTTAGCGAATGGGCTGATCGCTATGCGGTGCTGTCGGCTGAAAGCTCGGCAGAGGCTGGGCGGTGGAAAACGCTTGCGTATCAGAAGGGGGTGATGGATGCGTTCACCGATCCAAAGGTGGAGATGGTGGTGTGGATGAAATCAGCACGGGTTGGGGCGACCAAGATTTTCAATCATCTGGTGGCGTATCACATGCACCAGGATCCCTGCCCGGTGATGGTTGTACAGCCCACGGTGGAAGACGCCGAGGGATATTCCAAGGATGAGATTGCCCCCATGGTTCGGGATACGCCCGTGCTTAGGGATTTGGTGAGTGACCCAAAAGCAAAGGATGCGGGCAACACGATCTTGGCTAAGCAGTTCCCTGGTGGTGTTTTGGGGATGGTGGGAGCTAACAGCGCTCGTGGTTTCAGGCGTGTTAGCAGGCGTGTGGTTTTGTTCGATGAGGTAGACGGCTACCCAGCAAGCACCAATGAAGGTGACCAAATCAAGCTTGGCATCAGGCGGTCGGAGTATTACTGGAATCGGAAAATTGGCATTGCTTCAACGCCAACGGTCAAAGGGCTAAGCCGGATTGAGACATGGTTCGAGCGCACCGACCAACGCAGGTATTTTGTCCCTTGCCCCTTCTGTGATCACAAACAGTATTTGCGGTGGCCCCAAATGAAGTGGACCAAGGATCGGCCAGAGACTGCTGCTTATGAATGCGAGGAATGCAAAGAGCTGATCCCTCATTCCAAGAAACGATGGATGGTGGATCGCGGGGAATGGAGAGCTACACAACCATCAGAAACGCCTGGCTACGTCGGGTTTCACCTATGGGCCGGATATAGCTACAGCCCAAACGCGACATGGGAGCAACTGGTTAGGGAGTTTCTAGAAGTCAAGGGCAACCCAGAACAGCTTCGCACCTTTGTCAATGTGGTGCTTGGTGAAACATGGGAAGAGAACTACAGCAGCAAGGTCAACGTTGAGGGTTTGCTTGAGCGGGTGGAGAACTATGAACGCGGCACGGTTCCCAATGAGGTGTTGTGCTTGACAGCTGGGGTGGACGTTCAAGATAACCGCTTGGCCCTGTCAATTATTGGGTGGCGTGGAGAACCTGATGCCAAGGGACGAATGCAGGAAGAGGAAGCCTGGCTGATTGAGCACACCGAAATCTGGGGGAACCCCACGCAAGGCGAAGTATGGAAACAACTTGATCACATGCTTGAGGGCGAATACCCAAGGGCTGATGGCAAGAAATTGAAGGTGCTGGTTGCTTGCGTGGACAGCGGGGGCCACTGCACTTCCGAGGTTTACAACTACTGCAGAACCCCACGAAAGGGCCAAATGGTGGTGGCCATCAAAGGTGCGAGCACCAAGGGCAAACCGATCATTGGCAAAGAAACCAAAGTTGACATCAACCTCAAAGGCAAGCTCCTGAAGCGTGGCGCTTCCTTGTATCTGCTTGGTGTCGATGGCATCAAAGACACGATGATGGGGCGCTTGCGGTTTGTGGAGCCTGGCCCTGGATATTTGCATTTCGGTGCAGCGGCAACACCGGAGTATTTCGAGCAGCTCACAGCAGAGCGCAAGGTCACTAGGTACAACCGGAACGGGATGCCCGTCAGCGAGTACGTCAAGAAGGGAAACGCACGAAACGAAAGCTGGGATTGCCTGTGCTACTCCTACGCAGCGCTACACCTGTTGTATCGCAGGTTTGATCGGCGCACCATTTGGGACCAGATGCAAGCCCGAATAGAAGGGCGAAAACCGCCAGTAACATCTACTCAGAAGGCTGCAGCGCCTTCCTTTGTGTCCGGTTGGTAATGCAGATTCCAGCGACAATCAGGGCAGGGGCCACCATCCAATGGCGGGACAATGAAGCCACGGATTCGCTTGGCAATGCAATCACAAACAGCACCTACGCGCTGACCTATTACCTTAGGTTTGATGCCGCCAGTGAGGGCGCAACGGTTGTTGGCAGCAACTACGCATCAGGCTGGCAATTCACCATCGCAGCATCCACCAGCGCAGGCTTCGACGCAGGCATTTGGTATTGGCAGGCGATTGCCACAGCCGGAAGCATTTCTCACACTCTTGGCGCTGGCCAGCTCACGGTTGAACCTGCTCTCAATTACACGGGTTCACCTGCTGCATTTGATGGGCGCACTCAAAACCAGAAAGATCTTGACGAGGTGCAGGCTGCCATTAGAGCGCTTGTATCTGGGGGCGTTTCTGAATACACAATTGGTACAAGGCGCCTCAAAAAAATGGATGTGGCTGATCTTGTGATGCTTGAAAGTAGGCTGAAAGCAATGGTGATGCGTGAGCAAAAAGCCGCGTTGATTGCTAACGGCCTTGGCAATCCGACCAATCTCTACGTGAGGTTCTGATGGGCGTTCGTTCTGCCATCCGCGAGTTGTTCAACCGCAACCCTGCTACCCCTACGCAGGCGCCACGGCAGCGCATGTACGAGGGTGCTCGCGTCAGCCGCTTGACTTCTGATTGGATAACCAGCGGGACCAGTGCTGATGCAGAGATCAAAGGCAGCTTGCCAAGGCTTCGCAATCGCAGTAGGCAGCTAGTCAGAGACAACAGCTACGCGCAGCAGACAATTCGCGCAGTACGCAACAACGTCATCGGAACTGGCGTAAGGCTGCAGGCACAGGTGCGGATGCAGCGCGGCGGTGGAAGGTTTGATGCTGTCATGAATGACGCCATTGAAACGGCTTGGGCGAAATGGGGCCGCAAGGATTCATGCCATACCGCTGGTCGGTTGTGCTTCTCCGATATGTCAAGATTGCTTGTCAGCGCAGTGGCTCAAGACGGGGAGGTATTCGTCAGGTTGGTGCGTCAACCATTTGGTCGCAGCAAGGTTCCTTTCGCGCTTGAAGTCATTGAAAGCGACCTGTTAGACGACACCTATACAGGCGGCAGCACCGTTGAAGGCCATGAATGGCGGATGGGCGTTGAGTTGGATCGCTGGGGGCGGCCAGTCCAATACGCATTTCTACGCAAGCACCCAGGAGATAGCGGCTTAGGAGGAATGCCACCTGGCGGACGCCACCGTTTTGTGCCAGCTTCTGAAATTTTGCACTTGTACATCAGCGATAGGCCCGGCCAAACTCGTGGTGTTCCATGGCTGGCAAGTGCTATTCAACGCTTGCATCAAGTGGATGGCTTCGAGCAAGCAACTGTTATCCGGGCCAGGGCATCATCGGCGCTGATGGGGTTCATCAGTTCTCCAGAAGGTGAACTGCAAGGCGATGATCTGATGGATAACGAGCGGGTCACATCGTTTGAGCCTGGGGTCTTTAAGTATCTGGCGCCGGGTGAATCGGTCAGTGTCCCCAACCTTGATGCACCAGATGGACAGCTTGAACCATTCCTGCGATCAATGCTGCGTGCTGTTGCCAGTGGCGTCGGCTGTGCCTATACGACCATTTCGGGAGATTACAGTCAGTCGAATTACAGCAGCTCGCGTTTGAGCTTGATGGAAGAGCGCGACAACTGGAAGGCGATGCAGCAATGGATGATTGAAAACTTCCACCAGCCAGTGTTTGAGGCATGGCTTGAAATGGCTGTATTGGCCGGTGAGCTAAACCTCCCGGTCTACGAAACAGACCCTGACCGCTACCGCAATGTCCGCTGGTTCCCACGTGGGTGGAGCTACATCGACCCAAGCAAGGAAATCACTGCATACAAAGACGCCGTGCGCTGTGGCTTCAAAACACAGGCTGAGGTTGTGGCTGAGCAGGGCGGCGACCTTGAAGAGCTGTTAGTTGCACGCAAAGCAGAAGTGGATCGTGCTGATGAACTCGACCTGTACTTTGATACCAACCCAGAAAACGAGCACGAGCAAGCAGAAGACCCAGCATTGGAATCCACAGAAGAGGTACAAGAAACTACCGATAACATGGAAACAAACCAAATAGCTGAAGAAAGCGATGGACCTATCGCGTGATTTAGAAGGGCAACTGCTGCAACGCTTTGAAGTAACCGACTTCACAGTCGGCGAAGACGAGCGTTCAATTGAGTTCCCTTTTAGCTCTGAGTATCCCGTCGCTCGGTATTTCGGCAACGAGGTGCTGAGCCACGACCGGAACGCTGCTGATCTGAGCAGGCTCAACGATGGTGCGCCATTGCTGTTCAACCATGACCCCGACCGCGTGATCGGTGTTGTGGAACGCGGCTGGATTGACGACACCAAAAAGCGCGGATACGTCAGCGTTCGATTCAGCAAAAACCCGTTTGCTCAAGAAGTGCTCACGGATGTCAAGGATGGCATTCTTCGGAATGTCTCCTTCGGCTATCAAATCACCGATCTTGAACAAAGAGCATCTGGCGATTTTGTCGCCAACTCTTGGACGGCAATGGAGGTGAGTTTGGTATCAATTCCCGCTGACCCATCAGTAGGATTAGGGCGTGCCTTTAGCGCTCAACCTGCGGCAACTGCCGTATCACAACCCCCACAACCAGAACCTGAGGTTCAAATGGAAACTACTCTCGACCTTTCGGGCGTGCGGGCTGAAGCGGCCCAGGAAGCTGCTAAAGCCGAGCGTGCCCGCATTAGCGGTATTACCGCACTTACCGAAAAGCATGGCATGGCCGATATTGGCCGCCAGTTGATCGAATCTGGCCGCAGTCTTGATGAGGCTCGCGCTCTTGTACTCGACAAATTGGGCAGCAAAACTGTTGAGACAGTGGCTCCTGTGGAGATGGCCTCGCAAGAGCGTTCGTCTTACAGCCTGACCGCTGGCATCCGCGCAATGCTGACCGGCGATTGGTCTAGCCGTGAAGCTGGCCTAGTTCGTGAACTCAGCAAGGAAGTTGAGAAGTCTGGCATTGCCAAGACCACTGAGAGGAGCTTTTTTGTTCCCTTCTCTGCTCTGAGCCAACGCGCCACCTACGTCACTTCCGGCGCCACCACTGGCGGCAACTTGGTGCAGACCGATCTCCTTGACCAGGACTTCATCGAATTCCTGCGCAACAACGCAACGATGCTTCAGTTGGGCGTGCGCACCATGCCCGGCCTTGTTGGCAACGTGGCAATCCCCCGCCGCTCTGGTGTTGCTTCCACCTATTACCTTTCGAGCCAAACCACCGCGATCACCCAGTCGGAATCGACTTTCGATCAGGTGACCATGGCTCCTAAGAACCTGGCCGCACTTTCTAAGTACAGCCGCCAGACACTTCTGCAGGGCACTCCTGGTATTGAAGAGCTGGTTCGCCGTGACCTGACTGATGGCATTAACCTTGCCATCGACCTGGGCATCCTGAACGGTTCCGGTTCTTCCGGCCAACCCACAGGCATCATGCAGACCTCTGGCATCGGCTCTGTGGCCATGGGCACCAACGGTGGCGCAGTCACCCTTGAGAAGGTGGTTGATCTTGAAACCGCTGTGATGACCGTCAACGGCGCTGTCAACGCAAACTCAGTCGCTTACCTCACCAACTACAAGGTGCTGGCTGCACTGAAGAAAATCCGCGCTGGTGGATCCACAACTGGTGATGGCCCCTTCCTGTTCAACACCGACGCCGCTGGCCTTGGCCGTGGCCCTACGCCTGGCGCATTGAACGGCTACCCCCTGGCCGCTTCCAACCAAATGCCAAGCACCCTGACCAAGGGGTCCAGCTCCGGCGTTTGCTCCGGTCTGCTGATGGGTGACTTTTCGCAAGCCATGGTTGGCTTCTGGGGTAACGGCCTGGAAATCACGATTGGTGAGGATTCGGATGATTTCAGCAAAGCTCTGACCAGCGTTCGCGGCATCGTCACCTACGACGTAGCTGTTCGTGATCCCAAGAGCTTCGCTGCCATCTTGGACATCACCACCTGATAAGAGGCGGGGGCAGGCAACTGCCCCTTTTTTTTCTCATGAAAGTTTTAATCGCAACTGACTGCGCAGCACAAGGCAAGTTCCTTGAGGCGGGCAAGGTTTATGAGCTGGACAGCAATGTCGCCATTGACCTCTTGCGCATGGGTCGCGCTGTTGATGCACCAACTGAACAAGCCAAGCCAAGAACCACTCGAAAAGTAAGGCCAGACATCGTGGCTAACATTGAGGCATGAACTGAGCCTGACCAATGGCGCTAGGTGATATTGCTGCATTTGATGTTCAGAGTTTGACGACTCTGACGGCCGCTGGTGTGACGAGTGGCGTTGAGGTTTATGCCACAGCGTTGACCTTTCAAGTGACCGTTAGCAGTATTGGCACCAACGTGGTGATCAGGTTTGAGGCCAGCCTGGATGACATTAGTTATTTCAACCTTGACCAGTCTGGGGCTGACACAACGATCACCGCCAACGGCACCTATGGTTTCGCGCTCAGCGGATGCCCTGTGCGTTATATCAGGCTGCGTCTTGTGAGCTTGAGCGGCGGCACTCCTAGCGTGGCCTGCAAAGCCGGAGCGCTTTAAGTCATGGCTCGCAATCTGACCACTGGATTGCAACGCGGTTTGCAGCGGAGGTTGCGGCCTGGGCTTGGTGGCGGTGATTTATTCACTACTGCTGCGCTTGATCTAAATTTTGCGCGCTATAAAAATCTAGACCCCCGCGTCACCCATACCCGCGCCAGTTCCGCCACGTTCGTGGACAGCTCCGGGGTGTTGCAGACGGCGGTGACAAACCTCCTGCTGCAAAGCGAAGATTTTGCAACGACTTGGTTTTTAACAAGTGCAACTTTAAGCTCAAATGCTATTGCCGCGCCAAACGGATCTTTGACCGCAGAGCAACTAATTGAAGCTGCAACAACTGCTAATCACGAGATTGGTCAAACATTTGCCTCCCCAGTGGCTAATGCAACATATACATTATCTTGTTACCTAAAAGCGGCTGGATCTACAACTTGTGGGATACGGTTTTCAATTGGACTCAATGGAACTGGAATAATTTGCGCAGTTAATCTGACGGCACAAACCGCGACAGTTACGTCTGGTGTTGGCACGGCAACTATTACAAATGTAGGAAATGGCTGGTTTCGTGTTTCCCTAACCGCTACTGCATCTGGAACACCAGCGTCTACAACTGTAAATATTTTTCGATCCATTAGTACAGCAGGTTCGATTGCTAACAGCATCTACCTCTGGGGCGCCCAACTAGAGCAAGCGTCCACCGTCGGTGATTACGTCCCCACTACATCAGCGATCAACTCTGCCCCACGCTTTGACCACAACCCAACAACGGG